ACAGAAAGTGTGAACAACCAGCCACAGGTGAGGCCAGCTCAAGCCCCACAAAAGCCAGTCAACTTTGCTCAAAACATTAAGCCGCAGGTGCGATCATGACTAAAACCGAATTTGCAAAAGAGATTTTCAACTACTTACGGCCAGATGGCGGCTGCAACGAGTATTCGCTATTTTACAATCGCTGGAATAGGTCCAAGAAACTCCACGAGAGAATCAAGCAAGACAACTTCAACGCCTGGCTTTTGGGCTGCTACTATTGTGGATTTCTTTCTTTAGACACCTTCAGAGACATGACTCCGATCAGCGGTGGTGACCGAGAGTTTGACCTAGCCTTTGCGAAAGAGCTGCTTTACAAAAATAAGTTCACTTACAGGCAAATGGACGAAATCAGGCAGCTTGTTCAGGTCGCAAAATCGGCACCGACCTGGCAAAGTTTAAAGACGAAAGTAAAGGGGTGAGAAAGTGGCAAAGGCAAAAGAAACAAAAGGACTGACACCGGAACAAAGATTTGAACTCTTCAAGGCACTTTTTGCAAGTCTCGTGATTGGAGCAGTAAGCGAGATCGAATTAGGATACGCAATCCGAAAAGCAAAGCGTGGACTTGAGATGGCAGAAAAGGAATTTACGAATGCAAAATAACAATCAAAACCGAATTGATTTGAAAAAGGCTTTGCAAGTTGGAGCCTTGTGGAAAAGAACGAACGTGAGAGGCGACGACTATTTCACGGGCACGATTGACCGAGAAAAGCTAATCGAGGCCTTGAACAGAAGCCAAGACGCTAAGATGCAAATCATGATCTTGTCGCAAATGCAGTCGCAGAACCCAAAGTCTCCGACTCATAAAATTGTCTGCTCTCAAATCGAGTACATTAAGCAAGCCCCAGAGGACGCTTTTGGGTTTTAAGTACATTCTGCCAGCCATGCCGATGCCGCCAAGTATCAACCAGCAGCTCGGAGTGCGGGGGGGAGTTATGCGAAAGACTCAAAAGGCGCATGATTACCACAACCAAGTGACCAGGTGGATATTTGAGCGGCAAAACTTTATCATCAACCTTAGAAAAACATTCGAAGAGTTGATAACACAAGACCAGAGTCTAGCTCTTAGGGTTGATTGCTATTTTGCTTTCCCAAAAGAGAAGCTCCTGTCAAAGACGAATAAGGCTAAAAGCCCAATCAAGACGTTAGACGCCAACAACAGACTCAAGGCCTGTCTTGATTCGGTCTCAAGAGTTATTCAAATCGATGACAAGCATTTCGTGACAGGGCTTTGTGAGAAAGTCATAAGCCCAGATGACTCGACTTTTGTATGGGTCGTTATTTCAGACTCAAAACTCAAAACACTCGGCGAGGCCATTCAATGAAAATCACCAGTTGGCATTCGAAAATCAGACCTGGCGACGTAATCTCAGTCAATGGTCCGGCCATTATTACTTGCGTGAGAAAATCAAGCGACTCGCTTGAGTTGTTGTTAAGAGCCCCAGAATCGACCAAAATAAAACGAGAGGTCAATCAGGGGGTTCAGTATGACCGAGTTGGGCCAATTTCTCTCGACAGAAGCAATCAGGGATCTCGTGACTGATATTATCGAGTGCATCGAAAACCCAGAGGGCCAAAGCCCAAGAGTCACCAAAGTAGCTGAAGGAATTGCAATCTTAGAAATCGACGGATACAAGTTTAGGCTTGAAATTCACGACATGAATGAGTTTCAATAAGAACTCTCAAAAGAAAGGGGACAACATGAAAAAAAACAAATCAATGAAAGACGACAAGAAAAAGTCTGCAAAGAAACCTGCGAAGAAATCCGCAAAGAAATAAAGAAACGAGGCCAGACCGCCACTTGTAAGCGATTGCAAGGCGGTTTAGGGCACCTTGCTCCGGCCTGGCCTCTAAAAATCAATCAATTATTTCAGCCGCAAACTCAGCGCAACGGCTCAAGATCAAATCCTTAGAACTCTTCGGCAAGCGATCAAAGTCGATCACAAGCCACCCAAAGAACTCCGAAAATAGCATTGCGAATTCAAACTCGCCGTCAGAGTCGACTTGAATCATCATGTCCTCGGAATCGTGCCGAGAGACCAACACTTCGCCTTTTTGGTTTAGATAAAACTCGTATCCTGACGAGCCATGAATGAATCTATGCTTCACAAAGACCCCCAACTAAGGGCCAACCTTAAAGCATAACGCAATGCAAGTTAAGCGAACCGAGTTGATTTGAAATAATTTCAAAGGCAGTCTAACACCATGCGCCTGAAGTTCGGGCGCTTAATCTCGGCTCAGTGAGGGGGATTTGCTTGAAAAACAAAACAGGGCGTCCTTCGGATTATCGCCCAGAATACTGCCAACGGCTGATTGATTTCTTTTCAATCGAGCCTTATGTCGAAATCGAGAAAAAGATCATTGATCGAAATGGCAATGCCACAACAATCATGGTGGAAAAAGCCAGCGACTTTCCAACACTCGCAGCATTCGCTTGTGAGATCGGTGTACATCGTGACACGTTGCAAGAATGGTCAAAGAATCACCCTGAGTTTTCCGTCGCAATTAAAAGAGCAAAAGAACTGCAAGAGAGATTTATTACAATCAATGGAATGAAGGGACTGACTCACCCTGCATTTACGATCTTCGCAGCAAAGAATTTACTTAAGTGGACCGACAGGCAAACAGTCCAGACAGAGGACGAAAAGCCGATTGAGATTTCGTTCAACCCAAAGGCGATTAAAAGAAAAGAATGATCTCATTCTCAGAGTTCACGCCTGAACCGATCAAGTGGCAGAACAACTTCGTCCATGATTTCTTTCAAGGCTTTGACTGGAACGAGATCCACGAGATCATGCTCTCAGGTGCCGTGGGCTCTGCTAAGACCACTGTCGCAAGCTGGCTCGCCATTCACGAGTGCATGACCCAGCGAAACGTCCAGGGGCTTATTGCCCGAAAGACGTTACCTGATCTTAAGAAAACTCTTTTCCTGTCTATTTGGGAAATGCTGGCGGGCTCATTCAAAGAGGGCCGAGACTTTCAAGTCAACGAGACTCAAGGCTCGATCTGGTTTCCAAGAACAAACTCTCAGCTTTTGCCAGGCTATTGGCGAGACAAAAGGTACAAGAAGTTCCGCTCGCTTGAACTGACGTTTGCCATTATCGAAGAGCTCACGGAAAACAACGACGAGGACAAACAGGCTTACGATGAGATCATGATGCGTATTGGCCGACGAAAGGGCCAACGCCACTTCATGCTCACCATGACAAACCCAGACGCCCCGACATCATGGCAATATAAGCACTTTATCGAGGGCCAAAAGAAAGTTTACTACTCGGTGACTGAGGACAACCCTTTCCTAGATCCTCGTTATGTGGCCAAACTCAAGAAAGACTTGCCGCCTGCACTCGCTGATCGAATGCTTCGAGGGCTTTGGACTGAGATCAACAAAGACAAAGTTTATTACGCTTACTCGAGAGAAAAGAACTTCAAGAACCAAGACTACAGAATCATTGAGGGCTTACCAGTCACGTTGTGCTTTGACTTCAACATCGCCGACGGCAAACCGATGAGCTCTTGCGCTTACCAATTCACGAACGATCATTTTCACGTTTTCGACCAGGCAATCGTTGAGGGGGCGAGAACCATGGACATCATGGAAGAGTGGCTCTCAAAAGGTGTCCTCGACAAAAGTCGGCGTTTTATTATTCATGGTGACGCAACGGGACAGGCAAGAGACACTAGGTCGATCATGTCAGATTATCAGCTCATAACAAAGTTCATGCAGCAACATGGCTTTCAGTTTGTGCTTGAAGTCCCACGCTCAAATCCACCGATCCGAACTAGACACAACAGAGTAAACACCTATTGCCAAAACGACTTAGGCGAGTCCAGACTTTCGGTTTACAAATCAGCATTGAAAGTGGACGAGGGCTTGCGATTGACTGCCCTTAAAAAGGGTGGACAATACATTGAGGACGACTCGAAAGATTATCAGCACGTCACGACGGCTCTCGGTTACGGGATCGTCTACGACACGAACCGAGTGACAACAAAAGCAACTTCCTATCGAAAGGCTTGAGAATGATTAATTTGCTAGACCCACGAAATAGAATCCAAGTGCTTGATGAGATCAACACGAACGACAACAAGAAGCGAAAAAACATCTCTCTTGCTGAGTTCGAAGTCTACCAAGACGACCTCATGAAGTACGTGAAACGCTACCTTCGAGGCCTTTACTCTGAGAAAACGATCGAAGAAATGCCAGTGATTGCCACTGTTAACTTGGCAAAGCGGGCAGTCAATCAAGAGGCGAGCATTTACAAAACGCCACCGAAGCGAACTTTCGTCAACGTAACGCCAGAGCAAGAGATTGTTCTTAATCAGGTTTATCAGGACTTAGCGATCGACGTGAAGCTCTTGAAATCAAACCGCTATTTTAAACTTCAGGGCCAGAACCACATTCAGATTTTGCCATTCCAAGGCAAACTCATGGCTCGAGTGTTGTTGAACCATCACCTAGACGTTGTGCCAATGCTTGAGAATCCTGAGATCGCAGAGGCCTACATTGTAAACGGCTACGACAAATCAAATCAGCTTAACATTGATGCCGAGTCCGATGGAGTGAACCAAGCGATTGGCGATCAAGACGATTATAAAGGAACGCTTCAAAGGTTTGCGGTCTGGTCTGACGTGTTCAACTTTATCATGGACGGGCGTGGGAACATTGTCTCAGGTGAAGCGGTTGAGAACCCACTAGGGCTTAAGCCTTTCGTCGAAGTGTCGCCCGACAAGGACTTCGAATACTGGGTCAGACGAGGCCAAGCGGTCACTGACTTTACAATTCAATATAATGGCGCACTGACAGACCTTGGTCACGTTGTGAGAATGCAAGGCTTTGCTCAAGCCTATTTAAAAGGCCCAGAAAACTTGATTCCTGAGAACTTGCAAATTGGCCCTAACATGATCGTGCGGCTCGTGGTTGATCCGAACAACCCAGTCGACACCGAGTTCGGCTTTGCAAACCCAAACTCAGATATTCAAGGCTCAATTGCTTTTATCGAAATGCTGCTTTCTAACTTCTTAACATCTCGTGGGCTTGACCCAAAGCTCGTGAGCGGCAAGGGCGAGTCAGTATCTTATGCAAGCGGCATCGAGAGACTTCTCGCCATGTTTGAAAAGTTTGACGCATCAAGATCAGACCTTTCGACTTACGAACAGGCTGAGAAGCAAATATTTAAGATTGTGGTTCGCTACCTGAACGTCATGGCTGGCTCAGTTCTTAACTACAACGTGAGCCCTATTTCAGAAGATGCTGACGTGATCGTGGAGTTCCAAAAGCCTGAAATGGTCCAGAGCGAATCTGACAAACTTGATAACATTGCGAAAAAGAAAGAGCTTGGGCTTATTAGCGAAGTCGATGCGATTCAGGAATACCATGGCCTTGATCGAGAACAGGCCGAAGAAAAGAAAGCACAAATCGACCAAGAAATGAGAGCTCAACTTCCAGTAGTTTAAGGGGTGAAGATTGGCAAAAGTCCCAGGCTTAGTTCTTACAGAATCAGAGGTCAGTCAGACGATTGACCTTGAGAAGTGGACTGGGGCCAACCTAGACGCTGACCCAGAACTTGTGAGAGAAATTGGCCAGGCTGTCGTTGACTACATGAAAGAGCGAGTCTCAACTGGTAAGGGTGTCGATCGGCAAACATTCAAACGTAATACTTACTCAAAGCAATATCAACAAAGCCTTGATTTCAAAGCGTCTGGAAAAAGCCCGAGTCCTGTTAACATGGAACTTTCAGGCGATATGCTGGGCTCGATTGACTTAGTTGATAACGGCTCGCAGGTGAAAATCATGATCGGTGGCTCAGAGGCGGTGAAAGCCTTTGCTCATCAAACAGGTTTTGAAGGCCACCCAACTATTCCAAACGGCAAATATAAGCGAGAGTTCTTTGGGATTACTCGCCAAGAGTTCGAGAAAGAAATCTTGCCGAAGTATAGGGACGATATTCAACAGCGAAAAGTAACGCCAACTCGAGACGTGCAAAGAGAAGCGATCAACAGGATCAGAGCGAGTGATTTCTTTCAAGTAGACGAGAGACTTGACATAGCCCTTTATCGTGATTTGATCGACATTATCGAGAGCGAGGGCGAATGAGCATCACTGTCAAGTTTGACAAAGAAAGCATCAAGCGAGTTGAAGAACAGACTCGGACTGCTTTTGAAAA